TGTTCCAAATAGTAACATTAGAAATGTAATTGGAAAAAATGGGATAATACTAATTGCATATAGTACTTGTATTATTACTATAACATAGAAAGTCCACATGATCCACATACCAATTTTATTATGCCTACTTCCACGTTTATATGGTACTTCATGTAAGAAATCATTCTTCCAATAATCATTAGAAGCATATTCACTTGGATGAATCTGTCTGTTTTTACTCATTTTCTTACCACACTAATTGCAGGTTCACCCCTTTCAAATACAGTATCAACAACTGCCTGTACTTTACGAGCAGTAGAGATACCCACCTTTGAATATACTGGTACACATATTAACCCATATTTCTTATTTTCGCAACCCTTACGAATCACTCTACCAATAGTTTGTGATATTCCAATGTAATCCATAGATCTTAGGAACAAGACCGCTTCAAGACCCTTTACATTGATACCTTCTGCTAAGATACTATGATGTAATACAACAAACTTCTTATTATCATCCTTACCCCATGCACTCAATACATTAAAGAACTCATCCCTACTTACTTTCTCACCATCTATAACTGCACCAGTCTTAGATGTGATATACATGCAAGAATAACCCCTCCATGATAATTCATCAACAAACTTAGCATAACGTATTAGTCCTTGTATTTGTTTAGTTGACTTAGCACATACTAGGATCTTCTTAGTATTGTGGTCATCAATATTATCCATGATCTGATTACATTCTACATCAAATGTTATCTCATCCTTCTTTCTTATATCACTCTTATACACCTTAACTTTAGGTGGTAGTATATGACCTTGCTCTACTAACTTAGGTGCAGGAACATTACAAATAACATTACCAAATATATCAGGTTCATTCATACCCACTTTCATAGGTGTTAGACTATGCTTAGGTGTAGCAGTAAAGAAATAAGATCTTTCTGCATTTAATGAGAAATGTTCTACTGATTGAATAAAGTTTCTTTGAACTGAGTTATGTGCTTCATCAAAGTATATTGTATCAACATTTATATCTGCTTCCTGTACTTTATGTAAAGAATGATATGTAGTGAATATAATTGTATGTAAATGTAAGGGATAGATACAAAATGATTTTATCTTCTCTGTTTTTGTAGTACTAGCATGATGTGTCTCCCCTGAGTGAACATGTAGTACATTAACATTAGTAATGAACTCTAGGAACTCTGCACTTAACTGATTTGCTAGTAGAATACGAGGTGCAACTACAACAAATGTTCTTCTATAATCTGCTTGCTCAATCTGTCTCTTGAGATCTTGAATAGCAATAAGAGTCTTACCACCGCCTGTAGGTACGATGACTTGCCCCTTAGAATTTCTTGCTAATGCTTCCAATGCTTCTTCTTGATGGGGACGTAACTGCATGTATGCTCTTTTATTGTATGAATATATTATAGCATAAAAAAGACCCCTTCAAGGGGTCATGTGACGGTTTTTTATCTGGATCAAAGTCTGGATCGTAATCTGGTTCTCTCGGATCTATGCGTGGATCCCAGTAGAAGAATTTGCATTGATCCAGTCTCAAATGTATGAGTGGTCTTTTTAATTTCATCCCTTTAGATAACTTAAAATTTTATAGAGTTTGCCTTGCAACCATACAAAGGTATGTATAAGTTGCAAGATTTTCATTTAGTGTAGATCTACCCATGCACCATTAGCACGACCTTGGAACTTATTGGTACTGGTATTGTATATGATAGATCCATTAGTAACAGCATTAAGAGCATTTCTCTGAGTTGTTGTAACTTTAGGAAGTATCATGTGTCTTGATGTAGTATAACCACAATTACCAAAATCTGCACCTGCATCTGGATTAGTGTTACCAACACCTATACCTTGGAAAATTGCCCTTCCCGAACGAACATCAAGATTTATCGCTGGCATTATGGTGTTAGAATTTAAGCAAAGTCTTCCACCACCAGTAAAGAATGATTGTCCATTAGCAGCAGGGGATGTACCAACTGTAAGTGCATTTCCACTAGCAGTAGTTCCAATTCCAACTCCTGCATCATTACTAGATCCTGTAATAACATCAAATGAAACTTGTCCAGTTGTTTTTAATCCCTTAAATGTAGATACTCCAGTTGTCGCATTAACATTTCCTGTTAATTGTGTACTCATGCTAGGAACAACTAATGATCCTGCGGTAAGAACTCCTACAACTGATAGATTATTCTTTATATTTACATTTAATCCAAACCAAGCATTATCTGTAACTGTTGATGTTCCTACTACATGGAGTGTATTATCAGGAACAGTAACACCTATACCTAATTGACCACCATAAGTCAATGCCATTAACTGGTCAAAACTCGTTCTTCTATGCCAGTAGAATCCACCAGTTCCTAGTCCAGTAGTCCCTGCTTCAAGATAGAAGTTTACATTACCCTTACCATAGTTAATAATATCTAATGATTCGGGGGTGTGAGCAGAATATGGGAATGAAGCATTAGAAGTTCCAAATCTTATGGAAGCATTAGTACCTGTAATAGAATGACTTCTACCTAGTACTATTGCTGACTCTGCTGCATTTTGAACCTGTATATCTGTCTGTGGAGAAGTACCTATTCCAAGTTTACCATCACCTCGAATGTTTCCACCAACTGTGACTGCACCTGTAATACTAGAAGCACCTGCAACTTGTACATCATCTAACTCTGTAAGACCATCAACATCTATGTTTCCACTAACATTAACATTCCCTGTAAGTGTGGATACTCCACTTACATTTAAACTCGTAACTCCAATACCATTTGCTGTTACATCACCAGTTAAATTTCCAGTTACATTACCTGTTACTGCACCAGTTATGTTACCAGTAAATGATGTAGCAGTTACAACACCACTTACATTTACATTAACAACATCTAGTTGAGATGTTATATTAATACCCTTATCAGTAGTAATTAATCTCTGTGTTCCAACATGATATAAAATTACTCTTGAGTTTGCCCCACTATGTAATTTAAGTATGGGTTTCCAACCTTGATCGAAGAATTGATATGCACCTGGTCCATCAGAACCATCTGTTTTAAATACTAATCCTCCTGCACCATTCTCCTTAATATATGTGGTTCTACCATCACAAATTGAATCTCCATTAGAATCAACTTGATCTTTAAGAGAATTAGTATGAGATATTTCTAAATCACCTCCATCACCAAAGACAGTCTTTGATTCATCTTTAAACTTTAATGAATTTGCTGACTTATCCCAGAAAGCAGATGTAACACCAGCATTAGCACCTTTAAATCTTACATCATCATTAAATGTAGTAATACCAGTAACACTTAATTTAGAAGAATCTAAAGTAGTTGAATTAACATTACCAGTTACGTTACCAGTAATATTACCAACAAAATTACCACTAAATGATGCTGCGGTTGCTACACCAGTAACAGTAATACCTGATGGATTAGTATCTAATGATGCAGAATCAAGTTCTCCTACAAATGTAGTTGCTGTAATTACACCAGTTGCATGAACATTACCCGCAGAATGTATTCCTACTCCAGTACTTCCAAATGTTGGATCTCCACCAACTTGCATACTATGTCTAGGATCTGTGGTTCCCACACCCACATTTCCTCCATTATTGTATATACTTGTATATCCTAATCCTACGTCAACATCAACCCATTGGGATGTAGGTAATTGAGTTAAATTTGATCCATCACCATAAAGATATGCAGCAGTTATTGAACCAGATGCACCAACAGTAGAAGCATTAACATGACCAATAAAAGTAGAAACTCCACTTACATTCAAGTAAACTGATGATGTAAACCCACTTACAACTGCATTACCTCTAACGTCTAATTTCTCAGTAGGAACTGTAGTTCCTATCCCCACCAGACTACCTCTAACTGTGAAGTCTTTATCATCGACTTGCACACCATGTCTGAAGTTAAAACTTTTATTAATACTCGCCATTATGTTATGAGATTTTTAGTTATTTATTCCTTTTCTTTATTACTGAAAAAACTGGTGATAGCATACCTTCCAAACCCTTGAAAATAGTCTGAGTCTTTGATCTTGATTTCAGTAACACCATGCCTTACCCAACCAGGCATCATTATCAATGAATTGTTATCACAAGAATATGTATAATCATAATCAGGAAAGAAAAGTTCTCCACCTTCAAATCTCTTAGGTTCTCTATAAAAATATGAAAAACCAAGAAATTGTATAGTAGAATCTACATGAGGATCATATTTATCACCATCATGGTAATATCTTACCTTTGTACTATCATGGTTACATGTTGCTGCAATAGAACAACAAGCATGTACATTAGAAAATGATTCTAATATCTCTTTTTCAAAAACCTTTCTATTTACCTGAAGAATATTAGATACGTCTCTATACTTAGTTCCATATAATTTATCTAACCATAATGCCTTAGCATTTGTATATCCTACTACTCCACCATAATCTTTTGTTTCTACTAATTTACCTGGTTTTGTATAGAAATCTAGTTCTTCCCAAATTAATTCTAACTCTTCCTCATTATAAAAATTATGAAATATTATATGTGGAAATGGTTCCAGATAAGAATCTGCTCTGATGTTTTGCATTGGATAGATAGTTATGGTAGAATAATTAACATGAGAAATATCATAAAGGAATCAATTTATCACCTAAAAGTAGAAACTGGGTGGACGTATTGGTATCATCTCAAACACTCTTTTATAAATTCTAGTAGATTAATTAAAATCTCCTTTAAGAGTATTGTTCATGGATTCTTACCATTTATGTGGAAATCTGATGCACCTAAAGATGTAATTAGATTATACCATGAAATTATGAAAATAGAACATATCCGAAAAATGGATAAACTAAAACAAATTCCCAAGAATGAAAGATACAACAACATTACTGACCCTACTGAATAGTTATGGTGATATTGTCGAACTTGACTGGGAGTTTGATGTTGATACTATTATAACAGAACTATCTAGCAATAACAACTGGATTACTGGTCCAAGTATTTCTGCACCTCTAGGACTACCATTAACAGGATCAAATAATCTCGACCTTAAAACTAAAGATCGTTTAGAAGGTCGATTTAATGAGAATCTATGTCCATCATTACTAGAGTTCTTTAAGTTATGGAATAGTTTAGCAAAATGTCATGCAGTTAATATGAACGCAGGTAATTTTTTTAGATTACATAGGGATGCTTATAAAACTACTCAACAAATGAGAATCTTTATACCATTAAACAAGACTGAATTGCATGAATGGGCATTTATATATGATAAACAATTAGCACCATTTAAAGCAGGGAAACCATATCTTTTAAATACAAAGAAACAACATGGTTCTTTTGCATTTGTTGATGATATATATCATATACTCATGGGTGTTTATATTAATCCTCATAACTTCAAAATCGTAACTGATCTATTACCAAACTGTAGGACTCATTGATGAAAATTTGTATTATAGGTGGGGGAACTGCTGGTTGGTGGTGTGCAGCATACATGCAGAAATTCCTTGATGCTGAGATAACATTAATTGAAAGTGATGAAATACCTACAAGTGGAGTTGGTGAATCAACACTTCCACAAATAGGAATATTCTTTGAAGAATTAGGTATTCCAGAAGAAGAATGGATGAATGGATGTAATGCAGTACACAAATATGGAAATATAAAATATGGATGGGATGGAGTTGATAAGGATCCATTCTTAATGACTTTCTGGCAAGATGATCCTAAAGGTCGTTTTGATAGATGGTATCAAGATTATAAATCAGGTAAGAAAGATAAGAATAGTCACATAGAACTATATGATAAGAACGCATGGAGATCTGTTGCATATCATTTAGATGCTAACTTAGCAAATAATGTAGTTAAAGATTATTGCAAAGATGTTAATCATATTATTGATACATTAACAGAACTACCAGAAGGTTATGACTTATATGTAGATGCTACTGGGTTTGCTAGAAAGTTTGTAAAAGATAAAACAGAAGTAATATGGGATCATCATTTAGTAGATAGAGCATGGGTACGTCCTGTTGAATTAGAGAAAGAAATTAACTCATATACAAAAACAATAGCAAGACCAGAAGGTTGGCAATTTATAATTGACCTACAAAATCGTACAGGTACAGGTTATATTTACAGCAGTAAATTTGTAAGTGATGAAGATGCACTTACACAATTCAAATCATGGACTTCACATAGAAAACCATATAATAATATACAACCTAGATTAATTAAATGGAGACCTAATGTATTAAAAAATCCTTGGAAAGATAATGTAGTTACTATTGGATTAGGACAAGGATTTGTTGATCCATTAGAAGCAAATGGATTATATCTTGTTGTGTATAGTATTACTTTATTGGTTAAATGTATTTTAAGAAATTCAAAACCAGAAGCATATAATAAATCAATAATGAAAGTTCAAAAGAATAATTCAGATTACTTACTACATCATTATATGCTAAGTGATAGAAATGATACACCTTTCTGGAAATATTATAGTAAATTTGATATGGATGAATCCTTATGGGAAAACTATGCAAAACATACAAACAAATACACTAATTTATATCCAGATGCTCTATGGGCTCAATTAGGTTTATACTTTAATAAGTTTAAAAATTATTCAAAGTTTAGTAAATAAACCTAATACACCTTCCTTAATAATCTCGTAGTCCTTATTTGGGTATATTTCACTATAATCAAATCTAGTAAGTTCTTTACCATTAATAATAGGATTACCATCAAAACATATTAGTTGGGATTCTTTGTCAACTCTTAAAATATTCTCAGTTACCAATCTTCCTTCCCAATCCTCATTCTTGTTTAAAGTATTAAATCCTATCATATAAAAATCTTCTATAGTCTCCATCATTACAGGAGAATGTAAATGTTCTTTCATACTAAAGAATTGATTAGAACTTACAGTAAATGATTCTTCTTTAAATGGTATTCCAATCTTTGATGATCCATAATAAACATAGTGATACACACCAAAACTATCTGGTTCTGGTTCTATACCAATCCATCCTTTCTCTGCTTTCAATGCACATACTGAAAACTTCTCAAGTTTCTTAAAGTAATGTTTACATCTAGGTAAACTCATAAATCAACCTTCCTCATTTTAAGTATAGATCTACGATAGTTTTCAACTTCACCTTCAATAACTTTACCAATCAAATCTCGTATATCAAATTTACCAGTAATCTTTATTGGTTTATTCTCTTCTAATATACCAATCCTTTCTTCCTCACTCTCTATTCTTCTCTTTCCACTTTTAGTCATAAGACTATTTGCAAAGGATTCACAATCATGTAAATCTAAATCAGAACAGTCAACAATCTTACAACTATATTCATCAATTGATTTATGTGAATGTAATCTACAAAATTTAACAACAATACTGTTTCTTTCTGATAAGTATTCTTCTATCTTAAAAATTCCTTTCATGATGAATATATCTTCCAATGTTTAGGATTTATATATCCTTGAGAATGATCCAATATTTCATCATTA